GATCCAGAGGAAATGAATCAACAAATACATTTCTTTACAACGAGTGGTTATCGCGGCTCAGATGAATTTGCCAGAAGTGTCCGAATGGTTAATGGTATGAGAGATTTAAGCGGGGATATTGTTTTAGGATCTTCGTGGAGATTACCCTGTTACTATGGAAGAGGAAGCACAAAGGCTCAAATTCTAAAGAAAAAGCGTAATTCTAACCCCATCTTCTTTGCACAAAACTATGAGCAGGAATGGGTCGGCTGTGCTGATAATGCTCTTGTAGACGTAAATAAACTTATGGCATCCAGAGTTCTGGAAGAACCAATATTAGAAGCTCAACGGGAATCTGATGAATATTATATTGGGGTTGACGTTGCTCGTAGTGAAAATACAAATAATAACCAATCAGCAATTGTTGTGATAAAGGCGCTACGCAGTCCTGTAAATAAAAGAATTTGTGATTTACAGATTGTGAATGTTCTTGGTGTAACAAATAAAATGAATTTTAAAAATCAGGCATGTATGATTAAAAAATTAAAAAATCAATATAAAGCGAAAATGGTAATAGTAGATGGTAATGGACTCGGAAGCGGCCTCGTTGATCAGCTCCTCTTAGAATCTTACGACCCGGTTACTGGGGAATATTTAGGATGTTTTGACACCATCAATACTGATAACAAGCCCGAAAATCCAAATGCTGATAAATGTTTATTTGATATGAAAGCACAAAGTTATCAAACAAAAGTGGTTTCATATTTCATTAACGCGGTTGATGCTGGTATTCTACATATGCTCATAAGAAAGCAAGAACAGGATTTTACAGATAAAGAGCGAGAATTTTATGATAAAAACGTACTCCCGTTCGTAAATACTGAATTATTGTTTATGGAAATTACCAATCTAAAATTAAAGGTTATGACAGGAAATAATTTATCCGTTGAAAAGGTGGTTAGAAAAATAGACAAGGATAAATTTTCAGCTTTATCGTATTGTATTTTCTATATAATGGAGTTTTGCAACCAGGAAAAACGTAGGCGGGACAACTTCGACCCATCAAAATTCATACTATCCAAACAGCCCCAGTTGAGAAAAATCTAAGGAAGGAGGGGTAGTTAATATATGGAAGTAAAAGATTTAACAAAAGAAGAACAGGATAAGATTATGTTGAAATATTCCATGCTCTCCTTTGCAAATCTAAAGAAAAATCTTATTCAAGATCTTGTAAATAGCAGGAACGAAAGCGTTATTTATAAAAAATATCCCAAAGAACGAATTGTTTCAATGCTAGAGAATCCGCAGAAAAACGAAAAGGAAATTCGTGAATTAAGTGGTTTTCTATACCTTGTATCTAGCCATTATCGAAGATTAGTTGATTACTACTCTACTATTTTAAAATACAATTATGTTGTAGTTCCAACTCATTTAACACCTACAAAACCATCAAAGACTAAATACAAAGAAGTCTATTATAATGTGATAAATGAATGTGAGAAATACAATTTAAAGCACGAAGCAATGAAGGCAATCAAAATTGCAGTACGTGATGGAGTGTATTTTGGACTTTGTTATGAAACTGAAGATTCATTTTACATAAAGCCTTTTGATAATCGTTATGCAAGAATATCTTCTATTGAGGACGGTAGTTTTGTATTTTCGGTAGATATGGACTATTTTAGTGGTAAAGAATATCTTCTTGAAATGTATGGTGCTGAATTTCAGTCAGCATGGCTTCAGTATACAGGAGATAAAAAAAGAAAAATAAAAGGCGATAAAAATAAACGCTGGTTTGAACCAAAAAACGGAATTTGTTTAAAGGCAGATGAATCAGATCCAATCTACTCTCTCCCACTGTTTACAGGTCTTCTTTTAGAAGTATTCTCTATTGAAGATTATAAAATGCTACAAAAGGCAAAAGCAGAGAATGACAATTATAAAGCCTTGTCTGCAAAAATGGAAACCGATGATGAAGGAATTCCAAAGATGGAATTTGATATGGCCCAAAAATATTACGGACAGATGGCCCAAAATCTCCCTGATGGAATCGGACTACTTATGTCGCCATTTGAAATACAAGACTTTTCTTTTCAGTCAAGTTCCGCATCCGATAGAAATGCTGTAGCAGATGCAGAGGATCAATTCTGGTATGCATCTGGTACAAGCCCCCTAATATTTGGTTCTTCGAAAGCAACTTCTAGTTCATCTCTCACTCTTTCTGTCAAACCAGATGAAGAAATAGCATTTACTCTCCTT